ATGCTGAATGTGAGTGTTGCAACATCTATCTCTGAATCCGCACCCACGGGTATGGTCCTCGAACTGAATGTCGTGCCTGTAAGTTCAACGTAACTCAGACTGGTCCAATCTATGTAGTTGTCTGTCTTCTGTATCTCGAAGTCTGGATTGAAGAGATACAAGATCTGCTCCATTATCTGTAGTTTCTGATCTGTGTTCGTGGTCCATATGTCGGCAGATACTTCTAGTCTGAACGGCGATGGCATCACTTTCTCCACGGTGTATCCTGCACCCAATTGGTCGGTGTAGTTTCCATCTGCATCCACATCTCTTTCTCTGAGGTGTTGTTTCTCTATGTGATAAGGATTCTGCATCCTTTCCCTGTCATAGTTCAATTCCCTGACGTAGGCCGCAATCCTCGGTGCGTACTGTAAAGTGTTCTCACTGTTGTTCCTAATGATGTTCGCCACTTGTCTCGTTGGATCCCCGTAAACAACAGGCACTGCCCTTAGTTGTACCGACCCGTCGGCACCCTTGCCCGTTTCCACAGAAAAGTTACTCAAAATCCTAATGAATTGAGTGAGAAATTTCCTAACCTGTCCTTCGTAAAAGTGTAACATTCTTAATTGTCAGCCTTTGGTTTCAGAGCATCTGTCAATGATTGTCTCTGTGTCACCGTTAAACCATTTATTGTCGATTGTGTTGCATTGTTGACAAAACTAGTTTTAAAGTTGCCTCTTGAATCGTTGTTAGTAGTAGTTATTCTCACACTGTCTTCTATTTTGACCCATCTGGTGCCATTGTATCTGAACAATCTGTTAGGTAAGAAATCAGTCCTCAAGAAATAGTCGCCTTGGTCAACACCAGAAGTTGGAAATGTAATACCAAACCCGGCCGGGTGTCCGTTTGGTGCAACTCCATCTCCGTCTAAGTAGAAGCCATAGTGCGAACTTGCTGGTGTATCTATTGTCGCGTTTACATTTTGATCACTGCTGGCTCTCTGTGATTCTGTGTTAACATTTTCTGTCCTGATGTTCCCTCTCTCATCTATAGGTGCAACATAGTACTGCTTGTAGTTGAACCCGGCTTTTGGTGCATCTGATTCTGCCTGTGCGACAACCTGCTCATTGATTGATTTTTCTCTGTTGAACGTACTCATGTAACTGGCCACAGATCCCGTTGTGGTTGCATCACCGATAATATCTTTGAATTCTTGAGAGTCCACTAGGGTCTTCATCTTCAATCTCAACAGGTGTGGCCACCAAGTCTGTGAGAACCCTTCCGCCGCCCTGTTGACATCTTCCACAACGTAGTATCTTTTCAATGCGATTGGTATGCTTTCGTCTAACGAATAATCTTCCTTCATGTGTGGGAATTCTATGACATCACCGCTCATGGGTTTCCTGCCAATTCTTTCCACGATATCGTTCATGTGTACCGTAAGGAATAATGTGTCATTCTGCAGGAACATACCAAACTGTGATAGATTGAAGTCTGCGTCCTGTACATTGTATATGCCCCTCACTGTGTAGATATCATCTGAATATTTTCTATCTCTATTCTCCAGGAACAGTAGATCTTGTATCGTTGTTTCGTTTAAACTATCACCAGAATATTGCGGTTGTGTGGGACTTGCCGCACCATCCTTGTTCGTGTCTCCTTGATCGTATGGACCTAGGTATTTGTGTAGGTGTAGATCAGTACCACCCACGATAAACATCTCCTTGATGTTACGATCGAAGAACTTGTAGTCATTGCCCTTTTCAGGCTTGAAAATGGATAATCTTGGCATATCATACATATTTATTGAATGCACAACGACTATAAATATGTACATGTCAGAACTACAATCAGGACAACAGGAAATATTCGAGTACGTCAAGACGAACCTAGGCGATGGCATGATAGACGTTGAATTAGACCCAAAACACTATCAAACGGCACTGGAAAGAGCCGTGAACAAATTCAGACAGCGATCTTCAAATGCTGTGGAAGAATCATACGCATTTCTTGAATTAAAGAAAAATCAAAACAGTTATATCCTACCAGATGAAGTGATCAATGTGAGGAACTTAAACAGAAGAAGTGTTGGATCAAGATCCGAGGGTGGCGAAGGTGGAACATTGTTCGAACCTTTCAACCTGGCCTACACGAACACGTATTTGTTGAGAGCAGGAGCAACTGGCGGATTGGCCACTTACTACGCATTCGCATCATACCAAGAATTAGTAGGAAAGATGTTTGGAAGTTTCATACAATTCCATTTTGATGTCGCAACTAAAAAATTAACGATAACACAAAGGCCAAGAGCCGACAATGAAACAGTGCTCATGCACACGGACAACTTCAGACCGGACATAACACTGTTCAAGGACATCTATTCCAAACCTTGGATCAGGGATTACACTCTCGCAGTGTCCAAAGTCATGCTGGGTGAAGCAAGAGGCAAGTTCAACACAATAGCAGGTCCACAAGGTGGCACCACACTGAACGGTGACGCACTGAAGAGCGAAGGAAATACCGAGATGGAAAGATTAGAATCCGAGATAGGCAATTTCCAAGAGGGTGGCACACCACACAGTTTTGTTATCGGTTAACTTCTAATACCATATTCCTTTACCAAAAATAATTTTAAATACAAGTATCATGATAGATTCCAGATACAAAAAACTTCCTAAATGCACCTTAGAAGAACTAGCCGACATGGTGGATGACCTAGAGAACATGTCCATACATGCCCTGAAAGAAAAGAAACTGAGTATGCGTAGACTGGTATTGACGCAGATACACGATGTCAAAAAAGAGATTGAAAAACGTTTAAAAAAATAGTATAATAGTACTATGTTGATAGGCGTAGTAGGTTTAATAGGTTCTGGTAAAGGCACAGTCTCAGATAGACTAGAACAGAAACACCATTTCCGTAAAGATTCATTTGCAAAAAGTCTGAAAGATGCTGTTAGTTCCATGTTCAACTGGGACAGAGAGATGCTAGAAGGCAAAACAGATGAGAGTAGAGCATGGAGAGAAAAGCCAGATGTTTTCTGGAGCAAACGATTTGGCAAGGATGTGACCCCACGCTGGGTCTTACAATATTTTGGCACAGAAGTGATGCGCCAAGGCATGCATGACTCAATATGGATAGACAGTTGCATGGCTAGATATGACGGCAAACCCACTGTGATTGCAGACACAAGATTTGAAAACGAAATAAAAATAATACGAGAAATGGGTGGATCAATCTTACTAGTAAAAAGAGGACAAGATCCTGACTGGTTCACAGACTACGTCGAAGGAAATATTGTACCTAAAAATATACATTTGTCCGAGTATGCTTGGGCTAAATCAGAGTACGATCACCTGATCACTAATGACGGGACGTTAGAAGATTTACATTCAAAAATAGACGACCTAATCGTCAGCGACAAGATCACCCACACGCCAACCAAGTCTACGGGTACTACCCAACCGTTGGCAATTGGCGCAAACAGTTTTTAGATTAACAGAATTAGTATTCCTCAAATTTCCATCCACAAACAACACATCCAACTGAGCCTGTGCTTGTGCCTTGAATCCACACAGTTCACACTTCTTGTGCTTCTTGTATCCTGAACGTTGCAACGCAGTCACACCACCTACTCGCTTACCGGCTTTTTTCCTGATACAAGTATCACACTTGCTACGCCAATATATTCTACCATACCTTTTATAAGCATATGCTCTGGGCTTGGTCTTACACTCCTTACACAACGGTCTATCCTTGTACTGCATGTGTGTATTTACGTCACCTATATAGGCACCTCGAAAACCTTAAATTATGTCAACAAAACCGTATGATTGAATAAATAACTCTAGTATATACGTAACTTGCAAGGAGAATACGAAAAATGGCATTAACATCACCAGGAGTAGAAGTTTCAGTAATAAACGAGAGCTTTTATGTACCATCAGATGCGGGTACAACACCACTATTCATAGTAGCATCAGCACAGGATAAGACAAACGGAGCAGGCGACAACACAGCTACAGGAACAACAACAGCCAACGCCAACACTGCTTACTTGATCTCATCTCAGAGAGAATTAACAGAGACTTTCGGAGATCCGAAATTCTACACAGACGCATCAGGAAATTCATTAAACGGTTATGAATTGAATGAATACGGCTTACAAGCGGCTTACTCATTCTTGGGCGTGGCCAACAGAGCTTTTGTTTTAAGAGCAAATGTTGACACTAGCGAATTGATCGGAAGTGCTTCGGCTCCTTCGGCTAACCCAACAGATGGAACATACTGGTTTGACCTTGCATCAACTAGCTATGGTTTATTTGAATGGTCTCAAACTAATCAAACGTTTACAGCAATTACTCCAATCTTGATCACACTAGTTGCTGATCTAGTTGGCGGTGCTTCTACTGGTGCACCACTTACTTCAATTGGACAAACTGGATCATATGCAATCAACACTACACACGTTTCAAACAAGATCTTTAAGAAGACTGCAAGTAACACTTGGGTACAAATTGGATCAACAGCATGGAGCACATCTTTACCAATAGTTACAGTTGCCTCAGGAACAACAGTTACCAGTGGACACAAAATGGTAATGAATGATGTAGAAATTACAGTATCAGGAACATCTTTGACTAATGTCGCATCAGCGATTGGTTCAAATGTAACTAACGTTACAGCGGCAGTTAACGCAACAACAGGTAACCTAGAAATCTTCCACAATGGTAAGGCTCTTGGTGACTCAACAGGCGGTACTGGTACTATTAGATTCAACGAAGGCACTGGCTTATTAGCTAGCCTAGGAATCACAACTGGTGTATTCAATGGTCCTCAATTATTACAAGCGGCACACACTTCAAGACCCACTTGGAAGACAGCTGACGAGAACAGACCCAATGGTTCTGTTTGGTTCAAAACTACCAATGCAAACTCAGGTGCTAACATTGTTGCAAAACTTTACAACAGTGCAAGTTTCTCAGCAGTAGCGTCTCCATTGCATGATGATCACAGCACAGCGATCTTCAAATTAGATGCGGCGAACGGTGGAACAGCATTGACAGTTGGAACACTATATACACAATTCAACATAACTGAACAGAGTATAACAGCGGCAGACGCCCTTGACACTACTCCGAATGTTGGTGACTTCCAACTATTCAGATACGAAGGTGGCCAGACTACTGTTACAAGTTTGTTGACTAGTCCAAGTTTCACAAGTTCAGAAACTTTCACAATCAAAGAGACAAGAAAAAATCAAGACGGTTTCAGTACAGCAGTTACAGTTACACTAGGTGGAACAGGTGCTGATGATTTTGTTGCGGCAGTCAATGCTAAAGTTAACGCTTCGGCATTAGCTACATCAACTACGGAACTGATAAATGTCAGAGCTAGTAAATTAACAACTGGTGAGATCGTGCTTACACACGTACTGGGCGGTGACATCAGATTAGTAGACACAAGTGGTACTCCATTAGCAGATGCTGGTTTCAGTACAACAACAGCACATGATTATGGAACGTTCACTGCAACAAGTACAACACAGCTTGCCAACTTGTACAAAGTTCCAACTGGAGAGACTATTGACTCATCAGCCAACAATGCATTGTTGATTTCAAACTGGAAGAGATTGAGCTACACAGCATCACTGAGTGCACCAACTAATGAACCAGCAGATGGCACACTATGGTATTCTACCAGCCTAGAAGCTGACATCATGGCACACAACGGAACTACTTTCGTTGGTTATGCAACAGTATATACAACTACAGATCCAAATGGTCCACAGTTTTCAGCAACAGCACCAACTCTACAATCAGATGGTACTGCACTTGTAAGCAATGACTTATGGATTGACACTAGTGACTTAGAAAATTATCCAAAACTTTACAAATACAACACAGCGGCGACGTTGAGCTCAAGTAACACAGCCAACCAAGTGGCAGTTACCACAACTGGTGCGGCATGGGTGTTGGTTGACAAAGCTGACCAAACCACAGAAGACGGTGTACTTTTTGCAGATGCAAGATGGCACAACTCTACTGACAAAGCGGCGGGAACATCAACAGCGGCGGGAACAGCTTCAACAATTAAATCATTGTTGACAAACGGTTTCTTAGATCCGGATGCTCCAGATCCGGCGGCATTCCCACAGGGTATAATGCTTTACAACACTAGACGTTCAAGTTACAATGTTAAGGAATACAAAAACAGTTACATCACAACAACTGCATATCCAGGTTCTGGATCAGCTGGTTTGGGTAACATCAGATTCGGCAACGAATCTGTTTCAACTTACTACCCAGACAGATGGGTTACTAAATCAAGCAACAACGCAGATGGTTCTGGATCTTTCGGAAGGAAAGCACAGAGAAAAGTAATTGTTGAACAACTGAAATCAGAGATCGACACCAACCAAGCAATCAGAGAAGACCAAAGAGGTTACAATGTAATCGCTGTACCTGGTTACCCTGAGTTGATCCAAAACATGATTAACCTAAACACTGACAGGAACAACACAGCGTTTATAGTTGGAGACACACCATTGAGATTAGCAGGCACTTCGACTGCTATACAGAACTATGCTAACAACACAGCGGCGGCACTGGACAATGGTGAAGACGGTCTTGTGAGTGCAAGTGAATACTTGGCTATGTTTTATCCATCAGGATTAACAACAGACAACACAGGCAAATCAATTGTTGTTCCGGCATCACACATGATGTTGAGAACAATAGCAAACAACGATAATATCGCTTTCCCATGGTTCGCACCATCGGGAACAAGGAGAGGTGTCGTTGACAATGCAACAGCAGTTGGTTTCATTGACACAGCGTCTGGAGAGTTCCAAACAATATCTGTTACGGAGTCAGTGAGAGATTCAATGCACGAAGTTAAGATTAACCCAATTACTTTCTTCTCAGGTGCAGGAATTGTGAACTTTGGTAACTTGACAAAAACATCAGCAAGTTCAGCCTTGGACAGAATAAACGTTTCAAGATTAGCAGTGTATCTAAGAACACAACTAGATGCTATTGCTAAACCGTTCATATTTGAACCAAATGATGAGCTTACAAGGAACGAGATCAAAGGTGCAATCGAATCGTTCATGTTGGAACTGGTTGGACAGAGAGCATTGTTTGACTTCCTAGTAGTTTGTGATGACACAAACAACACACCTACAAGGATAGACAGGAACGAACTTTATGTAGACATAGCGATTGAGCCAATCAAATCAGTTGAATTCATTTACATACCGTTAAGAATCAAAAACACAGGAGAAATTGCAAAATTAGGAAACTAATTTTCGATAAAGGAGAAAATATATGGCAATATCAACATTATCAAAATTTACAGTACCTTTAAGCAACGACCAGAGTTCAGCATCACAAGGTCTGTTGATGCCAAAACTTCAGTATCGTTTCAGATTGATCCTGGAAAATTTTGGGGTATCAACACCAAGATCAGAACTAACAAAACAAGTAATAGACACAACAAGACCTAACTTGACTTTTGACACAGTGACACTAGACGTGTACAACTCGAAAGTTTATGTTGCGGGCAAACACACTTGGGAACCAATCACAATCACGTTAAGAGATGACGTTAACAACTCTGTGACTAAACTGGTTGGCGAACAGATCCAGAAACAGTTTGATTTCTTTGAACAGTCAAGTGCGGCATCAGGTATTGATTACAAATTCACAGGCAGAATTGAAATGCTAGACGGTGGTAACGGAG